AGTAACAATAATGATAAAATAAATGAAAATAAAAAATTTAGTGATGGTAATATTGCAAGAGATAAGTGGAGTAAACCTATTATTATAGAAAATCTTTTATCGATGGAAGATTTTAATAAAGAATGCAACCATAAGGGTCAAGTATATCATTGTAAAAAATGCGATAGTGATATAGTTGATGATTTTGGTAGTTAAGTGCTAGAAAAATGGATTTTTATTTATTTGTATAGATATTTTAAGGATAAGAATAAAAAAACAAAAGAAGATGTAGCGTGGATTTTAAAGGTCTTGGAATATAAACTACTTTTAAGACTATGGAACTACATTCACAAATCATAGAGGTAAGATATGAGTGATATAATAAAGAAAATGGAAGCCGAATACCCAAAAATGACCAAACGCTTCAAAGAGATACAACACGAACAATATATGCTTTTTCTTAGAAAGCAGCACGATTACGGAAGCCATAATATAAGCGTTGGTACAAAGCTTGAGACCGATGAAGAGGTCAAGTTATCTCTTACGGGTCTATGGTTTAGAATGCACGATAAAATCCAACGTGCAAAGAATTTAATTATGCGTGAGAATAATGAGGTCGATGATGAACCTCTTGAGGACTCTTTTCTTGATCTATCTAATTATGGTATTATGAGCGTATTGGTCTCTGAAAAGATTTGGGGTAAATAATTGCCTTGGGTTAGATATAAAAAGAATAGCAAACGAAAAGCTAAAATCGTTGGTGTTTATGCGTTATACCAAAAAGACTCTATGAAGGAGCTTAAATTAGTATATATAGGGCATTCATCGGACGTTTACAATCGACTAAACTCTCACGAAAAGGATTTTGATTTTGCTAAGATCAGTTTAGACGAAAGTCTTATTTCGGCTAGAGATAGAGAGGTTAAATTGATAAAACGATTAAAACCCAAGCTAAATAAAGATTTCACAAATGATATTAACGATACCAAGCCTTTCTCATGTACATTAGAAATAGATGTTTGGCGGGGTGTTAAAATCAAGAATGCTGTTCAAGATATACCTATAAATAAAATTGTAAATGATGCCTTAAGGGTATACTTAGAAAGGTGGATTGAAATTGGCAACCAAGCGCGGTAACTATTATAAAACAATACAAGTGTATAAAGATTTAATTAAGAGTAAAGATAAAGAGGGAAAGGATAGTTTGCGATTAAAAAAACGATTGCTTACTATAATGGTAAATGGCAAAAACAAAAGCACACACAAGGTATAAATTAGAAGATGGTACCCAGGTAAAGGGTGTCACTACTATTTTAAATAACCTGGGTTGGAACAAAAATGTTCTTGTAGCCTGGGCACGAAGAACAGCGTTATCCGGTGAAGACCCCGATGCGGTATTAAAAGAGGCTGGGACTATTGGAACATTGGCACACTATCTGTGCGAGTCGCATATAAAAGGTGTGAAGCCAGATATACACGAGTATTCTGAAGAGCAAATAAATAAAGCGGAAAATGCTTTCTTAGGTTATCTTGAATGGGAAAAGATGACCAAGCCAAAATATGAAGTGGTTGAGCTTAAGATGGTAAGCCCTAAATATAGAGTAGGTGGGACCACAGACTTTGTAGCTAGAATCAATGGAAGCTTAGTGATCGGTGACTTTAAGACATCGAAAGGTCTCTATCCGGAAATGATAGGGCAACTCGCAGCATATCGTAAGATGTATCTAGAGATACAACCAAAGGCTAAAATAAATTCTGCTATGGTCTTAAGGCTAGATAAAGAGACGGGTGCGTTTAGTCACCATTATATATCCAAGCAGCAACTTGACTGGGGATGGGATGTCTTTAAATGTTGCCTTGAGCTACAAAAGTTAAAAGACATGAAATTAGCATAAACAAAAAATGTATAAAAAGAGTAATTATGTGGATACTACCAAACAACTTAATCACCTATCGCTTTGCACGGGATACGAAGGGATTGGTCAAGGACTTAGAAGAATTTTCCCAACTTGCCGAGAAATCGCTTATGTGGAGATCGAAGCATTCGCACAAGCGAACTTGGTCGCAAAGATGGAAGAGGGAAAAATACATCCAGCGCCTATCTACACGAATCTTAAGACCTTCCCATATAAAGAGTTTCTTGGAAAGATACATATCCTCTCTGCCGGATTTCCATGCCAACCTTTCTCAAATGCAGGTCGAAAGAACTCCACAGATGATCCGAGACATCTATACCCACACATCGCAAGAGGAATCTCAGAATCCAGACCAACTTACGTTATACTCGAAAACGTCGAAGGAATCATCTCAAGCAAAACAAGTGAGGGAGAATCGGTACTCAAGTATGTCCTCGGAGACTTGGAAGAAAGAGGTTATAAAACAGCGTGGACTTTGGTCTCAGCGAATGAAGTTGGGGCTCCACACCAACGGAAGAGAATCTTTATCATGGCCTACTCCCAATCAAAGGGATCACATGGGCAAGAGACGTAAATTGACCAATGGTGAAAATATAAGTAATACCACCGGTACGAAGTTCGGTATGGACCTCAATCAAGCAATCGAACATTGGCCAACTCCTGACGCTACAAATATAAGCGATGGAGTCCCTTGGGAAGTCACGAAAAAGCAAATGATGGAAAGACGCAAGAGAACTAAGGAAGCTATGAAAGAAGGTAAGGTCAAGGCCGGAAGTGGTAGGTCACCGAATCTTGCTATGAAAGTGCAGAGGGAAATATATAAAAACAATTGGGCAACACCAAATACAATGGATTACTTACCGCCGAAAGAAGGTAAAGCGATGCAAAGAATATATGAAACACATAGGAAAGGTAGGACAGCGCCATCAAATCTAAGAGAACAAGTAAATCCAAATAGTTGGCCTACACCTACAGTAGCAGAAGCTGGGAAGATAAGTAATAAACCAAACTATGGTCAAAAAGGCTTAAGCAATCACCCTTCTATCGTAGGGGAGACCATTAGAGAAAAAGGCAAAAAAGATAGAAAAGGAGAAAAATCATGGCCGACACCACAGACATCGGACAAAAACGCAGCAGCCGATCCAACACGAAAAGAACATCGGACCCAATTGAGGGACGTGGAGACGAATCACTTGCCCAATGGCCGTCACGACCTGGCGCAAGACAATACGGATGGGAAGAGCCAAGGGTCGTTAGTGCAGAAAAAGATGAAGCTCAATCCGAATTGGGTCGAGCAGCTAATGGGACTTCCGGTGGGGTGGACCCAATTGCCTACCGAGTGGACAGATTGAGACTACTAGGGAACGGGGTAGTGCCGCAAGTAGCAGCAAGAGCCATTGGTATATTGTTGGAGGAAATCCATGCCGAATAAAGAAGCAAAGCAGCGTAAGAGAAATCGTCGATTAAAGACACTTGCTATCAAGAAATATAAAGCACAAAAACGAAGAGAGCGTAAAGAACAACGTAATGCTTGAGATATTTGAACGCCACGTTAAGAATATAAAAGAAAAAAAAGATGGAGAGTACATGGGGTGCTGTCCTTTTCACGATGATAGACGGCCAAGTTTTAGTTTTACGGAAGAAGGTCTTTTTTATTGTCACGGGTGTCAAATCAAGGGTCACGCCAACGATTTTGCAAAAATGGTCGGAGAAGTGCCTCAGAAATGGGTCAAAAAAGCCCTATCTCTACCAAAGGTGAAGGTATGGTCGCCCCCTCTCCCCCTCGATAAACAATATAATGACATAGTAACAAGTGCACAAGACGTGCTGCTTTCTTCGTACGATAAGCTCGTTGGGGACCTCCCTTGGCATAAGAGCATTGTGACCAAGTTAATGATCGGTTGGGATAACGGGTTTGTCTTTCCATATTTAAATCCGGATGGTAAATTGGTTAATATAAAATGGCATAAGCGAAAACAAGTGACCGGTCATGCTACTACATTCATATTTCCGTATTGGCATATGGTCCATAAATATAAAACCGATAAGATACTTTATGTCACGGAAGGCGAAAAGGACGTAGTGAGTTTAATTAGTGGGGGAAAACAAGCAATCACTTTAAATAATGGTTGTAATAGTAGGTGGCCAAGACAACTAATCAAAGATATTGCCAATCGATTTGATGAGGTGTGCCCGTATTTTGATAACGACGAGCCTGGGCAAGAGGCAAGTTTTAAATTTATAGAAGAGTTTAGTAGATATGCGATTAGTTAAACCAGATTTTACGGATGTGCCGCAAGGTGCCGATGCAACGGACCTTGAAAAGCAAGGGATAGAACCTAAACTCGAAAAGAGCAGCAATGGGATGATCGGCTTAGAAGAGCTTATGTCAAGGTCATCGGGTACACACCAGTTTACAATTGACCCTATTTTACCGAAAAATGGTATCACAGTATTGGCCGGAACGGAAGGAAGCGGCAAGAGTCTATTGTGTTCACAAATAGCATTGAGTATTGTGCTTGGTCATAAGTTCCTTGATTTTGACATGGGTGGTAAGCGTAAGGTGATGATATTTAACTTTGAGTTGGCCGATGAGGAATATGGAAGACGTATAAAGCTACAATATATGAAGATGATGGAGAATGCTACCGGTGATGCGTCGTTATTTCATTATAAGACATACGATGGAGGTGCTTTTAGTGAGCGTTGGCAAAGCATAGAGAACTATTGTAGGTTGCCGGATTCTAAGAATGCTGTAGTGATCATTGATAATATGTATACATCTACCGAAAAGAATTTAAGTGATAACAATGAATTACGTCCGGTACTAAAGAATATTCGTGAGATAAGCGATGAATTTGGCATTTGTTTTATACTTGTTGGTCATCATAATAAGAACTCACAGCCCGAGCCTATAAATATAAATCATATACAAGGGGGAAAGCAGCTGACGATGAATGCCGATAGTGTAATACAGATCGCTGCTAATGTGAATGATGAAGCTGTCAAGTGTTTGAAATGGACTAAGAGTCGCTATAGTGGTTCGAGTTTGCACAATAAACCTTTGAAGCTAACGCTTGATGATAATCTTGTCTACACCAGGCGTGGGATAATCAAGAGTGAGCTTTCGTACTTTACCAATATGACACAGAAGTTAGAGCTACAAGCGTTGAAGATGTACGTTGATCAGTGTGTGCCAGAGGATGGGGTGTTTCAAGCGCATGATTTTACTACTTATGCTGCTCAAAATCCTACGTTCAATAATATAAGTTTGACTACGGCCAAAAGGTGGTTGAAAAGGTTGCATGAATGGAACATTTTACAAAAATTAAGCCATGGCAAATATAAAGTCAAACATGACAATTTATTGGATTGGGAGGACCAAGAGTGACACTTTGTGACACTTTGCCTAGGGGTGCTCTAAGTGATACTATGATACTATATATATATAAAGTGTCATAATATCACCTATATGGGCATAGTAAAGCTTCTTTTTTGTAGTCCAAGTGACACTTTGTGACACTATTGACACTATTGACACTATTGACACTATGACACTTTGGATTGATGAAAAAACCTAAAATCCTACGGATTAGAATATAAAAATCCTAGCACCAAATATATAAAATCCTATAGCCCAAATATAAAAAATATGGCCTCAAAAAAGTCAAAAAAGACCGAAAAATTTTTGTTAGAGCTGCTAGGCAATCCACTAAGCGAAATCAATAAGAAATATTTAGAGCAAAACTTCAATTTGGTTCAATGTCCATTCGGGAAAAAAGAGCACGATTTTTATTGCACCTTAGCCTATCGCAACCGATCCGTTGGCACAATTCATTGTCTAGATATTTTAAACTATGATAAAGACAATAAAATCGAAGGCTTAACCGAATGCTTTGCAAGAATGAAACTAGAAAAAAGAGCACGGCTAGGAGTAAGGCGAAAGAAAGCCCGTAAACGGATAGAAAATCAATAGACTCTAATTGGTTATATATGGGCAAAAAAAAGGGCAAAGCCGGAAGCCTTGCCCTTTTTAGGGTAGGAGATAAAAAGCCTTAGAAGGCTTTATTTATTATGAGAATAGACGAAACTAAATCGTCTCTACTTCTTCGGGCTACATCTAAAGCTTTTTTGGAACTCATGCCATCATATAAGCTTATGAACCTAGTATTATAAGGGTCGAATATTTCGCATAATATGACCTCATAACGCTTGAAAAAATAGAACCTTTTAAACTCATTGATTCGGATTTCTCTTTTGCATCTATACATCTAATTAATCCTTTCTCTTAAATGTATTTTATAGTTCTATTTTTTTTAATTAGCTTGTAATCATCATCCTCAAAAATAATACGCTCTTCAATCGTAGGTACGGGAAAATACTCTTGAGGAGATTGACTATTTTTATTGACTTCTTCCCAATATTCTTTATCAAGTTTCAAGCCTTTTTTACTCCTTTTAAACGGAGTCTCTTTCGTTTTCAACCCGTAAGCCGTTAAAGTGTATTTTCCATCTTTCCCTTTTTTGATTCTTGGCTTGTCATACTTGTAACTTGATGCACCATATTTTAAAAGAACTAAGTTCGTGTTACCGTATCCTTGGTAATCCTTCCTAGTCCTCCATTTATCACCTCTAAATTCTTTAGAGATTTTATAATATCCATCATTATCAATCTTTGTAGATTTTAAAAGCCGATTCATGTCCGAATACTTTAGAGGCTCTTTTAGTAGCCAATTCATGAGAAACGTGTATTTATTTTTATGCTTCATTATTTAGCCCTCCCTTTTTTATTTATTTTGGTTTCAAAGTCTAGGGTTAAAAGGGTATAGCTTCCGTCTTTTTCGTTATAGGTAAACCCTTCAATCTCAAGGAAGATTTCTTCACCCATTAAGAAATTTAGAGCAATCTCTAATATTCCTCTTTGACTATAGTCATAGTCAATATATCGTTTATCCCCGTGCCTTGTGTCCTCAATTACGACTCTTGACCCTTTAAAATTAGTTGGTCCTAAATACCGAACCTTTAACCCTCTAAAGTGAAAAAACTCTTGTTTTTCGGGCTTAAATCCTTCCGGTTCAAGTTTTAATGTGTAGTTTTTTGTAGTCATTATTCGTTTCTCCATTTTTTGTTTAAATAGTCATAAAGTATTACATCTACATTGGCCAAAAGCTCCTCGTCATCGTGGTCAATATCGCCTTTCTCCTTCATTTCATCGTACCAACAATTGGTGAAAATTTCGGTTTGTAAAAGCGTTCTCAAATCGAAAAGGGTGCTAATCTTTTGTTCGTTAGAAAGCTCTTTTACTTCCTTCATTCTTAGCACCTTTTCAACGGGTTTTTTTACTTTGATTATCTTGGTTTCATCTTCTTTGATTTCCTCTCCAAATACATCATCCATACAATCCAAACACATCACAACATCATCCTCGAAAGGCGTATCCGTTGCAAGTTGTTCAAGGTTGCTCCTTCTTTCATCTCTAGAATCGAAAAAGATTTCACTACATTCATCACATCTAATTGTAATCATTTTATTATCTCCTTAATTACCTAGTTTACTAATAACTATTTCTAAATCTCTTAATAATTCTTCATCCCTCTTTACATCGCCTTCATAAAAAAGATTCTTATAACGCTCGTCATACATCAAAGCACTAATGTGCTCTAGTGATTCGATTTGGTCTTGTGTTATGGTTATTGTTACTATTTCACTCATAATAATATCTCCTATATTTATTTAATTATGAGCTTTAATCTAACCGATCCGTGGACTTAATGCAATAGGTTTTATTACAATTACTCCTTATATATATAATAAGATAACTTTTTGCCGTGCCCGTGACCACAAAAGAAACCAAACCGGCTTAAGTCATTTCCGATTTTTCCGTTTAGATTTGCATATTTCAAACCTTTTAACCTAATCTCCCTCAATGGGTTTAGAATCATCCGTTGTTTTTTGCTCGGTGAATGTTCATTTATAATATTCTGGATTGAGTCCACAAGGAGCTAAAAATCGTGTTGTGTTACTTCGCCCGTAAAATTTTTTTTATTTTTTTGTATAAGGAAATGTTGCAAAAATGGATTGGCCAATAGTTACAGATGCAGACTACGAAAGACTCATAGAATCAATCGACCTCGGGGACGAGATGTTCCAGAAACTAGCGATCTTCCGATCGGGTCTCATAGCACCCGAGATGAGACAATGGCAACTAGCTGCACACGAAGCATACGACACACTATCCAAAAGAGAACTTGAGGTCTTTAAGATGCGACTTAAGTCTCATAGCTTCCCGATCATTGCAGATGCACTTGAAATATCGGAATCATCTGCCAAGACCTATTGGCGTAGAGCGATCAAGAAATGCTGGGAATTACTGTAGTGTAATCTTTTGTGTATTAAATGAATATATAGGATTTCATATGTCACGTCCCAAAATAGATATTGACCCTGAGAAGGTAGAGATGTTAGCAAGTTTCGGTTGCTCAAACGTCGAGATAGCACGTCTTCACAATTGTGATGAATCTGTTATACGAAAGAGATTTAAAAGCGAGATAGAACGAGGCCGTGAGAGTATGAAGGTCAAA